ACAGTGATGCAAGGAAAACTGGTGTCATTGATATGAAGGAGTTACTTAGTGCTGAGTCCACTACAGACGACCTACCTAAGTTCAGAAGGGAAATGTATGGTGAGTGGATTACTGGTGATATAGGTTCATATTACCTAGAAAATCTAGTGTGGTTAAAGGAGAATGGATTTATAAATGAAAACGTAGTTTATAACCCAAAACTACCAGTTATTGTTTCATGGGATCTAGGACTTAATGACTACACAGTGGCTTGGTTTGGACAATACGATGCCTCTGTGGATAAGCTGTATTTAATTGACTATTACGAGAAGCGCGGTGTACTTGATTACCGATGGGCATTGGATGATGTAGAGAGGAAGGGGTACACTATCGATTTAATGGTAGTACCACATGATTCATCAAGGCGTACTGGGGTAGGTGAAGATAACATTAAAACAGTATTCGAACGTAAGTATAAAGTATTAAGAGTACCAAAAACGGGTAATAAGCTCGCAGATATTGGTATAATTAAGAATTACCTACATAAATGTGAGTTTAATATTACAAAATGTGTTATAGGTATAAATGCCTTATACAACTATAGATCTGCCTTAAATGTAAAACATGATACACTAAGCCAGAATCCTATACACTGTGATAGGTCAGATAGTTTTAGGTACATGATAATGGGTATGTATCAATCCAGGTGGCAGTATTGTCAGTTTGCTTCAAGGAAACCTGTGGTAAATATGCGACCATCTGAAGTTATTTTAAGTGATGATTAAAAAAAACTTGACAACCTAGTATATTTATGGTATAATAAATATATAAGGTGAAAGCGCTTTAGGACTTAAAATGTCCATCCCCCCTTATAAGCAGAAGCCGCAGAAAAGACTTCCTCCAAGAGGTGGCTTCACAAATTTTTAATTTCAGGGAAGAAATTGACACCAGGTAAATTTAGTTTAACAGGACTTAAAACAACAGGAGATGCTAGGTACGGAGGTACCCAGCTTGATGTTGAATATAGTTATGCTGGTGGTATTGGATCTTTTGCTGTTGGTACGGCTTATACAGGTGGAACCGCAGATTGGTTAACTGGGTGGCTAGGTGCTCAAGCGGGTAATTTCAATCAAACAGACCTAACATCTATTTATTCTAAAATGGGTGAGCTTGGGTTTGACGCATACTCTCAATATTACACCCCACCTACAGCAGGAGGTACACAAATTCCAGACGTTCCCCCAGCATTTAATCCAGGACCATCAGAAACCCCTGCTACAGTAACAAGTACATCTTCAAGCACTAACCCCACCAGCCCTACCCAAAATTCTTCTGTAGGTACCGAAAATTTGTCAGGAAACGGTAACTTCTCTGGTAGTAGTAATATCTTTGAAGGAAATCAGGGATTGGGGTGGGCAACATTTGCTGCACAGGTACAAGGCAATAGATTATTCAATGAGGCTCAGGGTCAGCTTCAAAACCTTCTTAATTCAACAGGTCAAGGTAACTCAGGGCAAATTGTTGATCAATTAATGGGTCAGATAGGTACAGGAGCTGCTACTTTAGGAATGGGACTACAAGTATCAGATCGCTATGACATGAAGAAAGTAAGGAACGGAAGGCAGAAAATTGGGTATGAGCAGACAAAGACGTTTGAACAGGGATCTCAGGCAGCTCAGTTAGGTAAACCTACATTATTGGGGCAGTAAATGAATATAGTAGATAAACTATTAGCGGATTATCAAGATCTTAAAGGCAGTAGATATAAGTTCGAATCTGAGTGGCAAGAGATTGAGCACTCTTATGGAATATCATCACAAGATTTCCTAGGAGGCAGAACCACCCCACACCAACCAAAGGATAGGATATCGTCTTATGGTCAATTAGCACTTAATTCCCTAGTGGATTATTTAGTATCAGGATTAATTTCATCTGGAACAAAATGGTTAAATTTTACACCAGTAGATAAATCACTACAACTTAGTTACACCCAGAGAGAGGCTATTGAGGCTATATCAAACATTACATTAAAGGTTTTTAACTCAAACAAAAGCAAGTGGGACACTACCTTTCCAAAATTCCTAACATCAATGGTGGCTTTTGGTTGTGGTAACGTACACGTTACAAATAATTTCAATTCTGATATTACATTTAATCACCTACCCCTATCTCAATATTATATACAGGAAAACAGTAGGGGTCAAGTAGATTATATTATACGTTGCTTTAAACTAACAGCTAGACAGGCAGTTGATAAATTTGGTAAGGAGACTTTATATGAATCAATTAGACAATTGTATAAAGACTCACCTAATACAGAAATTGAATTTATACACTGTTTCTGGAAGGATCTAGAGAGGGGTGAATTTATTGAATACTACATAGATGTAGATAACAAAAAAGAAGTAAAAAGATCCAAAAGAGATTACTTTCCATTTGTCATCGGTAGGTGGGCACAGTTTGATGGTGAGGTCTATGGTCATGGTCAAGCTAAACTAGCTAGGGCAGCATTACGTGGGATTAATAATATTAGAAGGCAGACAATTACTTCCCTTGAGTTTAATAATATGGGATTAATGCTAGTAGCCGACGATGGGGTAATTATACCAGACGTATTATCTCCAGGATCTAAGATATTTGGTGGAATAAGTTCACTTGACGGCACAAGAAGAATGGAGATGCTAAATCCAGCAGGTAATCCTCAAGCAGGACAGTTCTTACTTGAAATGGAGAGGGAGGTATTAGATAAGCTATTTTATATAGATAAAATATCCCCCCCAGTAGATAAAACAAGGCGTACTGCCTATGAGTCTACATTAATACAGCAAAGTCAAATGCAAGCACTTACTAGGCACATAGCAAAAATTTTAAATGAAGGTTTAATACCATTAGCTGAACTTGTATTTGAGATGCTTAGAGACAACGGTATATTTGATAAATACCTAGAAGTATTGGCGGATGTAGAATTAGAACCTGAATTCCTATCTCCACTAGCACGACTACTGAAGATGGAAGATGTTAGAGCTGAACAGCAGATGCTACAGATGGTATTACCACTACTCCAATTTAATCCACAGTTAAGTAATAAGATTAATTTCGAGAAAATATTAGAAGATGCGCAGATAGGTACTGGAGCACCTATTACAGCTCTAAGGTCAGATGAGGACTACGCCTCAAGGAATGAGCAGCAGGCACAAATGCAGCAGCAACAAATGCAGATGCAGAATGCACTAGCAGCAAGTGAGATAACAAAGAATGTGGGAAGTTCGGATGTATAAGGATATTGTAGCTAAGATTACTGGTTTAGATAAAGCCTACAAAAGGGTTTTTTCAACAGAAGACGGTAAGAGGGTTCTGGCAGATATTCTAAATAGAGGATATGTACATAAATCAATATGCAGCACAGATCCTAATATAACACTGGCGGCTGCAGCAAAACAGGAGCTAGCACTAGAGATTCTACATCAGGTTGAATTAACCGATGATGGATTGCAGAATGTGATAAAAAATTACACTGCACGAATAACTAAAATGGAGAACACTAATGACTAATGAAACAATTACAGCCGTTGATCAAACAGCGACAACTGTACAGGCGGAAGCACCTGCAGTACAGGATGTTCTATCAATGGTATCGGATAATATTAAACAACATAAAACAGTAGAAAAATTTAAAGGAAAAACAGTAAATGATGTAATAGAGAGTTACATAAACCTAGAATCTCATTTAGGTAAAAAAGTACAGGACCTACCAGCAGAATTAGTTAAACAATATTTAAATGTTCCAACAGCACCAGAGAAATATCTAATTAATGAAGAACTAGAGCCAAAAGTAGCTGATGTGTTAAAATCTATTGGTGTAGAAAAGAACATATCACAAGATCAGATGAAGGTTATCTCAGATAAATTAATTGAGATTAAAAGAGCTGAGAAGGAAGAAGTAGTAAAAAAGACTGAAGAGTTCATGAAGGCTAATAAAGATAAACTAGAAAAAGAGTTTGGTAAGACATTAGAAGAAAGGACTGGTGCAGTTAAACACCTACTCTCTAAATATGGTACAGAAGAATTGAATAAGGAAATTACTGACGCAGGATTATTGCATAATGCAAACTTTATCATACTACTAGATAAAATATCAAGTGATATGTCAAAACACCCCCTGGTAGGAGCAGATTTCCAGCAACGTACATTAACCGAAGTAGAGGCAAAGGCAGAGGTTAATAAGAAGTTGGCTAACATAGAATTTAGTGCTGCTTATTTTAACCCAGTACATCCAGGGCACCGTCAGGCTGTTAAGGAAGTAAATGAGTTATTAAGTATTGCTAATTAGGCTAAGGAGTGGAATCCCCCTAAACATTATTCCCGTTTGTTACGTATAACTAAAACCGCCCTCGAAAGAGACAAGCAAAGGTTTGAAATTAGTAAATTTTAAACAATTAAAGGAAAAAACAATGACAGTTTCAATAAACCAAAACTACATTAGTCGATTTTCTGGGAACTTATTCCACTTACTTGGAGCGCAAGGCTCTAAGCTTAAAGGATTATTCCCCATAGAGAAAGCGACTGGTGAAAAACACTTTTTTGATCGACTAGGTGATTTCACTGTGAGCGAGCGTCTTACTGCCGCAGCTCCAACAAACGGTCAAGATGGCTCACACTCAAGACGTATGGCTACAGTAAAACTATTTGATGCGCCAGTAATTCTTGATAAAAAATTCGACGTTAATAAAATGTTAATTGACCCAACCGCTGATTATATTAAAAAATTAGCTAACGTTCACGGTCAAAATTATGACGTAGAATTATTTACAGCCCTGCTAGGAACCGCAGCTACAGGCGCTACAGGTTCTGGATCACAAGCATTTGATTCAGGCCAACAAATTGCTCACGGCGGTACAGGTCTTACTGTCGCCAAAGTAGATCAAGCAATTAAGTTAATGAGGCAAAACCGAGTTGACCTTCAAAGAGACGGTATTTACCTATTCATTGATGCTAGAGCGGAAGAAGACTTATTAGCTGATGCGAAAATAACTTCATTTGATTATCAAAATTCAAAAGTGCTGGATGGCAAAATGCTTCCATCATATAGAGGATTGAAGGTAGTTCACACTGAAGATATTCCAGTACATACGGCAGGTTCTGTATACAGGGCAGTAATGTGTACTGCTGATGCACTAAGAGTTGCAGAAGCAGAAGATCTAGAAGTTGTTATCAACGAGCGTCCTGACTTATCGAACGCCACACAAATCATGACTACCATGATGTTTGGTGCTGTTCGTATGGAAGAAAAGCGCGTTGTAGATATTCTATTTCAATAATTAATATAGGAGGATAGAATATGGCAGCAGGAACTAAAAAATCGGATTTCATCACTAATATAGAGACGAGTCCGATTACTAGACAGGAAAACTTTGGTGGTATTGCCAAAGTTTTAATAGACGAAGTTGAGGTTGGAACAACTAATATTGATGATATCGGTGATATTATTATGATGGGGGCAATTCCATCTAATGCTAAAATCTTATCAATCAAATTATTGTCAGATGATATTGATTCAAATGGCACACCAACACTAGCTTCTAACGTAGGTCTGTATTACTTAAAAAATAATATAGTATCAGGTGTTAAGAAGGCATCAGGTGATGTACTTGACGTTGACTGTTTTGCTACAGCAGTAACAGTCGGTCAAGCAGCAAGTACTGATGTTACAAACGTCGGTAAAGTAGGTTATGAGGTACGGTTCGAAGCAGCAGATATCGATACAATCGATAAAGCAGCTTGGGAAATCGGCGGATTAACTGAAGACTGTGGTGGTTGGTTAGCTATAGGGCTTACACTAACCGCAGCAGCCGCTACACCAGCGGCAGGTGGTATTAAATTAATTGTTCAATATTTTGTTTAATACTATTAACGGGTGGGCTTAAAACGTCCACCCAACTTTCATTCAAAAGGAATTTATGGCAGCAAAAGTAGATATTTTTAATGAAGCACTAGCCTTATTGGGGGCTAATCAGATAAGTGATCCAGATGGTGCTGGGATAGCTGCAACAATCAACTCAGTTTACGATTCATGTAGATTATCGTTAATAGAATCACATCCATGGAATTTTGCAATCAAGAGAGCAAGCTTAGGTCAACAGGTAACAACCCCAGAGTTTCAATACGCGTACCAGTACACACTACCCGCTGATTGTATTAGGGTACTAAAATTCTACGACCTATCAGATGATTGGGCGGAAGAAGATGGTATGATATTAACTGATTCAAGTGAGGTATCTGCTATATATGTAGCTGATATTACTGACGTAAATGCAATGACAGCATTATTTAGAAAAACCTTAGCCTACGACATAGCTTCAACTGTTGGATATACCATAACACAGAACCAAGGATTAGTTGAACACCTAGTTGCACGAAGACAGCAGATATTTGTCCAAGCAAAACTAATAGATGGACAGAAAACTAACCCAATACTTAATGCATTTACAAGTAATGCAGTAAGAGCCTCGCAGATACAGTATGGAGATCTAGATGACTAAATCTACACAGAAATTTAGTAGTTTTTCATCAGGAGTAATTTCCCAGAGAATGCTTGGTAATACCCACCTTAAGGCATATGAGGCAGCCCTTTCCGATGCATTAAACTTCATAATAGGTTTATATGGGTATGCTACCGCTAGACCAGGAACAAAATATGTTTACGGAGCAAAAAGTAATAGTGTTAAATCGTACCTAATACCATTTAAGTATGATAATGAAACATCATACATGCTTGAGTTTACAACTAACACTATAAGGTTTTTTAAAGACCAAGCTGTTATATTAAATCTAGGAAGTCCATATGAGGTAACTACTACCTATGCTGTGGCCGATTTACCAAACTTAAGATATACTCAGTCGTATGATACTATATACCTCGTATGTCCTGGATATCCACCAAAACAACTGCAAAGAATTACAGATACAAACTGGACATTTGGTAATATTGCTTTCGATGAGCCAGCTTGGTTAGATGAAAACCAGACAACCACCACACTAGCATTCACTGCTGTAACTGGAACTGGTGTTACCTGTACAGCATCTGCGGCTACATTTGTTTCAACAGATGTAGGTAGACATATAAGATTTAAAGCTGGGGAAGATGATACTGACGCTGTTTTATATGACGCACCAGGATCATCACAAATATATTTTGAAATACCATTTTTCCCAAAAACATCAGCTGATGTAGAGGTATTTAGAATAGAGGACACTGGAGCAGCAACCCAATTAACATATAATGCTGGTGTATTAGGTGCTGATGAATTTAAAATAACAGCGCAGAAAATTGAAATAGCCGCAGCCCTTACTGGGGAGAAATTATTAGTACAACGAAAAAACACTGGATCAGGGAAGTGGGGATATGCACTAATAACTGCGTATACATCATCTACACAAGTTACTGTAACTGTAATAAATGAATTAGGAGGTACTAATGCCTCAGTTATGTGGAGACTTGGTGCTTGGAGTGATACAACCGGGTATCCTGAGGCAATAGGATTTATAGGACAACGACTGTGGTTCGGGAATACTAATAGCGCTCCAAATAGATTATGGGGAAGTGCAATACAGGATTTCCTAAACTTTGCCCCAGATAATGACCTTAAGAAGGGTGATGTAAGTGATGATACTTCTATAGATGTAACTATAGATGGTATAAATATAATTAATTGGCTCAGCCCAACGAATGTAATGTTGGTTGGAGGTGAGGGTCTTAAGTCTATTGGTAAAGGAGGAGCACTAATTACACCAAGCACTATAAGTGTACTACCTGAAGAAGCCACAGTAACTAAAAATATTGCCCCAGTTACTACTAAAAATGATACTATTTTCTCAGATAGACAAGGTAAATTTTTATACGCAGCGGGGTTTAATTTTCAAAACGATGCATATACAACAACCCAACTAAATGTTTTATCTGACCAGTTATTTGAATCATCACAGATATCTAAAATAGAATTTACACAAAATCCAACCCCAATTGTATGGACACTGAGAGATGATGGTAAGTTAGTAGCTACTACGTATAATAAGGAGTTCGGTATTAATGCCAGTGTATTGCAATCTATTGGTGGAACATCTGTAGAGGTGGAATCAATTGCTGCAATCCCAAGGGGGGCTGAATCAGAATTATGGATGGTTGTAAAGAGGACTATTAATGGTAGTACTAAACGATATATAGAGGTACTAAGTCCACACTTCTATCTAGATGATAAGACATCATCAATATTCTTCGACAGTGCCCTAACTTATTCAGGGGTATCTGCTACTACCATTACTGGTTTAAACCATCTAGAAGGTGAGACAGTTTCAGTAATAGGTAACGGGGCTGTGCAGACAGATAAAGTAGTATCAGGTGGGTCTATAACATTAGACTCTGCTGTCACTACAGCTACAATAGGCTTAGATTATACTAGATATATTACAACAGTACCACTAGATTCAGGTAAGATGTCAGGCCCAGCAAAAGGAAGTATTATGAGGGCAAAAGAGGTAATTGTAGACTTTTTTGAAACTGATGGTACATATATACAGATAAATGACGAAGAAAGCCAGGAAATTAATTTTAGGAATAGTACATTAATTGGTAGTGAAGCTAATGAGCTATTTACAGGAATTAAAACCATACCAGTATTTAATCAACATGCAAAAGAATTAACAGTAACCTTATTACAAACATATGGATTACCTTGTACCGTGAGAAGCATTGCGATAAAGGTTGACATAAGTGAAAATTAATGATATAATATATATATGAACGATAGAGATTACACAATAGATAGCTATAATTTATTTGTTCAGCAGCAGGCAGCCAGCTTTCAGCAAATGGCTTTTAATGCAGCTCAGTCAGCACTACAGGCGAATGTGTCGTTCGCACACTCACAGAACGTTAGATTACATGCTATAAAGAATTTTGAGGATCTACTAGCTTCTCAGAAAATTGGCCAAGAATATAAGCAAAAAATTTCTAATATTTCAAAAGCTAACGCAGTACAGAACCTATGGGCATTGAGAAAATCAGCGGATGTTAACAGTAGAATTATTGATGAGCAGGGGCTACTTTCTACAGGTGAATTGACAGCTAATGCAGCCCAGAGAGGGGTACAGACCAATACAGGATCAGCTAGTGGAATACAGACCATGAGTATAAATGAGACAAATAAACTAAAAAACAACAATTATAGAGAACATGCTAGTGCTATAAATCAAGGAATTGATAATGTTCTCAAAACTACACTAGAGCAGGCCATAGGACAATGGAGCTTTGAACAACAACAAGATTTCATGAAAAAAGCATTTGCTGAGAGTTTATAATGGTAAAGATAAATAAATCGGATTATACCCCTATCATACAGAATTCTGACCTATCACAGGTTGAGAGTAGGATAGATGTAGCTACAAATCAAGCTAATGGCTTAGTTGATGCAAGTTTGCGTAACGTTACATCCACACAAAATCAAGCAGCCAGAGATAGATTACAGGCTAATGAAGATGCCTTTAGACATAAGATAGGTCTATCAGATGCCTATTTTGCTACAAAACAAAACTACCTAAAGGCAGTTAAGATACTTAAGGACATTGACGAGACTAATCAAGCACATCAAATTCAATCGGCGGCAAAAGCCTTTACATTAAGGGAAAAGGAGAGAATATCACTAACAACCCTACAGTTCTATGAAGAGGCTAAAAGAAAAGACCCACTAAATCTTGTAGAAAGTACACAGGAGTTTATCAACGCACAGATAGAAGAATCTGTTAAGAATGCCCCAAATGATAAAGCTGTATTAGATTTATACGCAGATATGTCTGAGTATAAAGTGTCTAAAATTGGGGAAGCTATCAAAGATAAGGCAAAAGCAAGTCAGGAATATTTAGATATATCCATCGCCGATGCTAAGAACATAACCGCTTCACATCTTAGGATGAGTCCAACAATAGAAAACTATTCAGCAGCACTAAATAAATTTGCAAACATTGGATCTATATTGAGTGATGAGGGGTTCTCTGAGGATCAAGTTGGTGGAATATACAATTCATATAGAAAAGATATTACTGAAGCGTTCATCGGAGGTATGATGGATGCAGGAAATGTTGAGTCTGTTAAGAGTGCCTTATCAAATAGTGATATACAGGCAGCCCTAGGTGATTCAGCCCAAAAGATAATTAAAGATGCCAGAGCACTAGAAGGTAAACTAATTGAACAGCACTCAAAAGAGTTAGTAAAATCTCAGGTATTAAATCTATATGGTAGTGGTAAATCACCAGCTGGTATTGACGGCGCAGAGAAAGTTGTATACGAGGAGAATATAAATGTTCTGCAATCACTAGAAGGCCAGTTAGATAAATTAGGTGCGGCTAATGGCTCTACTTTAATAGAGAACTATTTAAGTCAGAACAGTGAGTACATACCAGCAAAAACACTTGAATACATAGCTAACAAAGCCATATATGGATCAGATCTTGAGATGGCCGCGTATTCAGCTGGAGTGGTCAAACTTCTTAATAATAAAGCTACAGCAAAACAGTTCAGTAAATTGGGGGGTGATACAGTAGCTGACATAGTTTCTACCGGATTTTATCTAGAAGCACTTGGAGATGTTAGTAAAGTAAAAACTATAAAGGAACAGAACCAAATTAAGTTAAATCAGTTGGGTGGAAAGGAAGCTATAAGTTCTATAAAACAACGAGCCTACGAAGATATCTTTGGAAGTAAATCTACAAATTTCTCTAGGGGAGAGGAAGTCTTAGATGAACTTCGTAGCTCTGAGTGGATATCAAATGATGTTGGAGATCAAGATATTGAGTTATTAGGGTCAAGATTTGATCAAGCATTTAGTGAGATGTTAGTTAGGACTGGAGGTAACTCGGACGCGGCGTATAGAGCAGCCCTAGATTTTATAAAAGCTACTAACATAGTAACTGACGTAAATGGATATGACCAGGTTATGAAAAACAGTCCAACTAAATTAGGTATCTTTGATACACAGGAAGGAAAGGATCTATATGAAGAAACATTTAAAACTACTAAGAAGAAATTATTAGAAGATCTAAACATACCAGATCTTAATGTTGCCATTGCACCAGTACCATTTGTTACAGGCAATGAGTTAGATGGTACTGTTAATTACGCACTAGTGAAGCGTGAGACAGGTGAATCTATTTTAGTTAATAATAATCCAGTATATATGACATTAGATACACGATTCTTAAAAGAATCTATAGATAAGAAGAATATAGCTAGATTAAAGGAACGCGAGAGATTACTTGATCTAAGTAATAAAGCCTGGAGTAAGATTGAAAAAGCTAATAAAACTACTGTAATAGGGAAATAATGACTGACATCATTAACAGAAGTGGAATATCATATAACATAGGGGACGTTTCTACTGACTTCAGTCCCAAGGTTTCCGATGTTGATACACTTTCCGTAGGTGATGGCGGAGTTCTAAAAGATTTCACTGATTCCTTTAAGCGTTATGGAGGTATGGAATCTGTTACTGGGGCAATTAACTTCTTAACTAAACCTACAAGCACACCTGGTTTTAATGTATATAGATCAAGCCAAATTAAAGATTTAGACCATCAATTCTTACTAGATCACACAGGGGAATTTGAGGGAATACGCTCAGAAGAGGAACTAACAATTAAATTAGATAGCCTTAAAAAAGAACAAGAGTTTAATGCCCAGTATGAAGATAGAGATTTGTGGAATATTCCAGCCATAACTGGTGCAGTAGCTGGTATGGCACTAGATCCTACAAATATATTACCACTAGCATCAATTAGAAAACTTGGAAAAGGTATATCATTAATTGCAACATCTGCCGCATTTGCTGGGTCAACAGCAATACGAGATAGCCTATCAGATAGCACACTAAGCGATGACCAGAAGGTATATAACGCAGCATTTGCTGGAGCAGTTGGTTTAGCATTTTCTGGAGCTGCTATTGGGGCTAAGTGGGCACAGGCAAAATATTCTACAGATCAAACTGAATCCCTAGTTAAAGAGGAGATAGTTAGGCAGAAGTATGTAGATGAAAACAATAACTTCATTAAAGTAGATAATGACAGTGTTAAGGTTCATGAAACATTAGATGAGTATTTAGATGCGGGTAAACCTGAGCTTAAAATTGCTGATCCTGAGGGAGGACTTACAGGTAAGTTTTTTAAATTTAGGTTAAGTAACATAGAAGGAAACCTAATGCCTAAGTTTAGACTATTAAACAGTCCAATCAAGTCAATGGCGTGGGCAGCGCACACACTCACAGGAACATCACTTAAGATGAATAGAGCGGCTGGTAATGGAATAGAGGGCCTAGTTCATACACAAGTTGATAATTTAACTATACCAGTGTTTCAGAAATCTGAGCAAATCTACACTAAATTCCTAAAAGATAATCCAGGAACTAAGGTATCACTAACTGAATTTGAAACAGGATTCCATAAAGGTGTTGAGTATGGAACTTGGGGGGATAGTATACTTACTAAATATTATGATGAACTACTACCTCACTATAAAAAACCCCATGATACAACCTGGAACCAGGCTAAAGTAGCTGGTATAGTTGATAAAGATGCGGTATCAAGTCGGAACTACGTAAGCAGAAGCTATAATTATGATAAAATAGCTAAAGATTCTGTAGGATTTAAAACAATACTACCAAAAGCTATTATATCAGGTACAAAGAAGGAAATATCATCACTTAAAACTAGGCTAAAGGAATTGGACGAAGGGTCTGAAGGATATATGGCTCTAAGTAAAAAATTAAGTAAATTAGAGAAGAGAATTAACTCAAAAAACTATGCTGAAGATGCCGCAGAATACTACTATGATGCTAAAATAGTAGGAACCCCAACTACCGCAGTTAGATTAGGGAAATCTAAGGCAGAGGCCAAGTCTTTTAATGAACGAGAATTATTCATAGATCATGCCCTATTAAATGATTATTTAGATACAGATTTTAGAAGATCATTAGTTAGATCGATGAAAGAGCAGGTTGTTGACATAGCAGTAACCACTCACTATGGAGATAGTAAATTTACTAAACTTATGGATGTTGTAAAGAGTGAGGTAGCGGAACTTAGTGCTAAAAATCCAGAAAAAGCATCTGAGTATGTAAAAATAGCAGAAGAAAATTTAATTGATTTCTTTGGCGGAATAAATAGGCTCAGGGGGTTTGCTCCAGACGGTACAATTAAAAATGATTTTGGTCACCAAGCTGTTAACTGGCTTACCACAGCAACAACTACTGGATTAATGGGAGCTTCAGCTACATCAAACGTTCCAGAAGCATTTACTGTAGTTAAAAGTATGGTTAGTTTACAGAAAGAAACCGTAGATGCATTTAAAAAGATTGTAGGCACTGATGTTACTAAATTAAGTAAAATAGAGAAACAGAGACTTGGGTTTGCTGTTCAAAATGCACTACAAGAAACTCGCTTAAATTCGTTAGACAGCGTATCAGGTAGTTTGTCTAAGATAGATGAATTACCTAATAAAATTAAGAGTGCGGCATATATATCATTTGGACAAACTTTTGTTACAAATGTTCTAGAATCACTAAAGGCTGGACATATATCAGATATAATTTCTAAAGTAGCGGTGGCAGGTAGTTCTGCGGCAAAAAAAGATTTAGATTATGTATTATCGTTAGGATTTAGGAAAGGTGACTTACCTAAGATTGCAGAGCAATTTAAAAAATATGCTGTAAAGACTGAAGATGGTACATTAACTAATGCTATCTCAAATTGGGAAGGTAACATTGGTATTCGTATGCGTACAATAGTACATGATGAAGTTAGAAAAAATGTTATATCAAAGGATGTACTTACAACCCCACTATGGTTTGATAACTCAGCACTAGGTAAAGCTTTCGGTCAATTTAAAGGATTCATGTTTGGAGCAATGGAAAAATATGCTTTAACAGATCTACAAAAAGGTGGAAGCCACTTTGCCACTATGTTAGTAGTTAGGTCAGTAGGAGGTATGTTTGCTTACCTTCTTAGATCCTCACTATTAAGGAACTGGGAGGATGTTGATGTAGACCCTAAGACACTATTTCACGAAGGCCTAATGCGTGGAGGTGGTATAATAGGGATGGACTTTCTATCAGATATAGCGGACATGTATGGGTTAGGTATAGGAAGAATGCTTGGAACCAATAGAGCGATGAGAAGAAAATCAGCTTACGGAAATGATCCAGCACTAAGAACCCTTGCAGGTGCTCCAGCAACAGTAATAGGTGATATTACTAAGACAGTAACCAATATATCACAAGGTAATTTTGATCCAGAGGCGTATAAACATTTAATGAAGTACCCGTTCGGACATTTTGTAACACAAGGAATAATTAATAGAGTTTTTGAGTAGAGGACACATATGACAATATCAGCAACAGTAGATAATAGAATATCATACACAGGTAACGGTAGTACTACTGCGTGGACAGTACCTTTCCCAATACTTAAAAATACAGCCACTACACACTTTTTAAAAGTAATTAAAGTTACAATAGCAGATGGGACAGAGGAAATTCTAGTAGAAAATACAGGGTATACAGTTACCCAGTCAGCTGGAGATCCATCAACAGGAACTGTTACTATTAGCCCTGCCATCTCAAGCTCTTATAAGATATATATAATATCAAATATAACCCCAACCCAGGCCATAGATCTACAAAATAGTGTTGCAGTAGATATGCCAACACTTGAAAAATCATTTGATAAGCTAACCCTTCTACATCAACAAACCGAAGAAAGATTATCTAGAGCCATATTATTACCAGAGACCACAGATGTTACAGACCTAGAATTCCCATCATTTGAAGGATCCGCCGAAGGCGACATACCTACAGTAAATTCCACTACAGATGGTTATGTATATAAGTCTATTGATGAATTAGTAAGTGTAGCTGCCTTTGATATAAGTGGCCTAACAGCAGAAACTACAACAGACACTGCTGCCGACTACTTACCTATATATGATACATCCGCAGGAGCACAGAGAAAAGTATTACTGGAGGATCTAGGAATAGGGGGTAACCCAATAGGAGCAATATTAGGTACAGCACACGCTACCTCAACAGCTAACCAAACTACATTTACCCAATATACATGGACTGACATAACTTCACTAAGTATCTCATATACACCTAAAAAGCTAAATACAACAATTTACATACTTGGAAACATATTCCTAGCTACAAATACAACAAATAATGGAGCTGTTAGAGTATTAGTGAATGGAGTACCACCAGAAACTATCTCACCAGAGGCTGGAAGAGGGCAGGCAGTTGTTTCAGGGGCAAATGACTACCAAGGTGCTTTATCAATACAGGAAATTGCACAGTCGTACGGTGTAAGTGTTCCAATTTGTACTCAAGTAAAAGTCAACTCACTATCGGCAATGACAATCAAGGCTCAAGCCTTTAATACATCATCAACTACTACTGATCTTAGAATCAATTATGGAACACAGGATTTCACTTACGCAGGATCTTGTGTATCTCAGATCTTTATAATTGAAGTTGATACTACATCAGAAGGTGTTACAGAGCTTCGCAATAAAGCTAGGATAATTCCAGCAGGAACTAATCACAGTACTGCATCGAGGACTATTGCCCTGTATACAGCAACCACTGGAATAAACACAAACCAATACTTTGATGGTATTATCAGAGCAGATCCACTAAGTGCAACTACATACATGCTATTGTTCGGATGCTTTGTTGGAGGAAATGTATCATCATCAATGATTAGATTTTATAAGAACTTTAGTCAAATGATGACCCCCACATCACCATCGAGCAGAGTGCATTTTAATGCCGCACACGGAAACGCTAAAAGTGCTCATGGAATACTGATAACAGATACAGTAAGTAGTTCTGCTGGATATGATATGGTTATGCAGAGAACATCAGATGCTACGTATGGAACTACGTGGGATAGGAACGTATCTGGTGTAACAACTATCAATTCACAAAGTAATCTATTCCAGCTACTAATGACTGTTGGATATGGTCTACATCAGGCTCCAGCTACATCATCTATTGCTGCCACTGTAGACTGTGGATCAATTGCTTATGGATCGTTTGGAGACCCTAGTTTAAGTGTATCAATTACTCCAACAAGCTCAAGTAGTAACCTTTTAATTACTGGCCAAGTATGTGTTAGTGATGGAAACGTAGGTACATCTGGTTTTAAACTACAGAGGGATGGTTCGGACATCTTGAAAGGAGATGCATCAAGCAATAGAACTAGATTAACCTGCTCTGAGTTGGTATCAACCCCTGAAATAGGTATATACACCTTTATGTACATGGTTAATAGTACAGCTACATCAGCTACTACATTTAAAGTATTAATACCATGTTTACATACCGCTGGCTCTAACGTTTACTTAAATAGAAGCCGCACAGATACCGATTCTACATCATTTGTACGAGGAGTATCTAACCTAACTGTCTATGAATTTATAGGGGCATAAAATGGATAAGGAAACAAAGATACTAGTAATGCTAACTGAAATGAAGGACGACATTAAACACCTTAAGGTTGATATGGCTGACATAAAAGAGATAGAAACTAGGGTAAATAAATTAGAATCATTTACAGATAGGGTTAAGGGAATGGCTGTTGTATTGGTAGCAGTATTTACAGTAGGCTTTACATTAGCGTATGAGTATGTAAAAAAGTTATTAGGTTTATAACATGGTTAGAGTATATAATCCAATTACAGATTTAATGGGGGTATGTGAGCCAGCTAAAACATGGTCATATATAAATAGTAAGCTATCCTCATCAGCGATAAGTGCTTTTGCCTTAACACTATTAGATGACGCCGATGCTGCAGCTATGCGTACAACATTAGGTTTAGGAACACTGGCAACACAAAACGGTACCTTTAGCGGAACCCACAGTGGTACATCATCCGGCACTAATACTGGGGATCAGACATCAATAGTAGGAATAGCTGGCACTAAAGCTCAATTTGATACAGCTGTTACAGATGGTAACTTCCTATATGTAGGGGACATTACACAATATACAGATGAGTTAGCACAAGATGCAGTAGGTACAATACTTACTGATAGTAGTGAAATAGACTTTACCTATAACGATGCTGCTCCAAGTATTACCGCCTCAATAATAGCTGGCAGTATAGACGAAACTAAATTAGATGCCTCTGTAAATGCATCACTAGATTTAGCTGATAGTGCAGCACAAAATTCTTTTAGAACAATTACAGTTAGTGGACAAAGTGATGTTGTAGCCGACTCAGCTACAGATACATTGACCTTAGTAGCAGGCTCAAATATTACACTGACAACTAATGCTGGATCTGATACAATAACTATAGCTGCTTCAGGCGGTGGTGGAGGTGGCTTGACCCAACCTCAAATAATGGCAATTCAATCACTAAGGTTTTAGTATGATAATTTTAGACGCAACAACCAAATCATTAGAATTAAGTACATCAAGTACTAGCTCTACAGATTTTTATGTTTCATGGGCAGATATTACTACCTCAGCGTTTACCCCAGGTGAAACTGATGGAAATATAACCACAGCTACCACTACAACTATTGTAGCAGCCCCAGGAGCTTCTACCCAAAGACAAATTAAACATATTTCAGTAGTCAATAAAGGTACAGCAACCCAAAACGTAGTAGTTAAACTAGATGTGTCAGGTACTGAAATACAGCTTACGGGAACTATATCATTACTAGCAGGTGAAAGATTACAATATAGCGGTGAGCAAGGCTTTACAAAGTATAATGCCGCTGGATCTATAGTTAATGATGTAGATAGAACAAAAGGATATAATGGACATTCAATAGGATTCTATAAGGTTGGTACAGCCCCGGAGGCCGCAGGTCAATACTACTGTCACGCTAAAGATACAGGTAACCCAGGGGCATGGGCTCCAGGAACCCCAGGACTTACTGGCCGTACTACAGATGGAACCACTACTACTGATGCCGGATGTTTACCATTTAGAAACGCATCTTCAGGATCAAACTACCTTACAGATTATAACGTATGTGCTTCAGTTGCAGGACATTTTTTCTTATATGATGTATTATGGGTAGGTACTGGTGCGGTGGTAACTACTACTACGGCTCAAACCGTCAACTCAATTGCATGGCCAGCTAGGGACATTAATGGATCTACTAATGGTGAAGGTGTATATGTAGGTATATTAGTAACTACGGCTACAACAAATGCTGGTGCTATTACCAATACTACAATGTCTTATACTAATAGTGACGGTACTGCGGGTAGAACAGCCACTATGGCCTCATTCCCAGCTACGGCTGTTATAGGTACATTTGTTCATTTTCAACTAGCCGCAGGAGATAGAGGCGTTAGAAGTATTCAATCGGTTACCTTAGGAACATCTTATGCAGCCGGAGCCATCGCATTACTAGCGTTCAGACCAATTATAAATAGACCAGTAATAGTAGCAAACGTCGGAACTGCGGTAAGTCACTTACCGCTCAATCCAGGTATTAAACTTTATAGCGGCACTTGTTTATTACCATTCCAACTAGCATCAGCAACAACTGCTACAACAATAACTGGAACAGTATCAATAATGGAGATATAGTATGGCAGCATGGATAATACCTTTAATAAGCACAGTTGGAGGCTTTATAGCCGATGGTGTGAAGGGATTCTTTGGGGTTAAACAGGCTAATGCTGAGAATATAAGCAAGGCAATAGATGCAATTAACCAAAGTAATACAACAGCAGCTGAAAGAGAGAAGGCCATAGCTGCCGTAATACAGGCTGAATCTTCTAGCGGTTATTGGTTAAGTGCTGTATGGAGACCTGTGTTTATGGTAATGCTGTGCTCACTTGTAGTGGCTTATGCCTTTGGATGGACAACCCCCAATCTACTGACAGCAATGCCAGAAGCCTCTATGATGAGAGAGTTATTTGAACTACTTAAAATAGGTGTAATGGGATATATGCCACTTAGAACTGTAGATAAGGCTATTGATGCTATTGTTAGAGCCAATGTAATTAAAGCCGTAGTAGATAAACTAACTAAGAAGTAATTACAATTCCTTTACTCTCCTATATGAAGCCAGGGCTTTTGTTATAGATGGGTAACTATTAACAATAATAGTAGTGTTACTCACTAATAAATCAAAAGTACTTACACCTTGTATAAGTGTCTCAAATTTTATATCGCCTTTCATATACATTGGTATTAGTACAAAGAACGGTATTATAGAGGCGAGAAGCCCCTTTATAGCAACAAAAGATCTAAACCCAGTCATTACATATAAACACCTCATTGTAGTTGTGCACACATAACTATACCCAGCTATGACCATATCTGATAGTGACATATCTTTACGGACTAATATTCTAAAAGATTGTTCTGATGATTGGACGTCATATTGGCTTGTTATGAGGGGTGAATTAAATATAAATGATATTAAGGTAACCCCAACAGTATACCCAAGCGCCCAGATAGTTAGTTCATGTGGAACAAGCAAAACAAGTCCTACAATACTACATGCAGCTATTATAAAGTCTACAAGCAGTGAGAAGCTTATATCAATGGTAGTTCTAATATCTTCAGATATACGACCATCTGTATTGTCACCATAGCATAGATACTTTTTATTTAAAATCTTAGCAACCCACCTTTTACGAATCTCAAGACCTATACGTCCGCGTATTAGTGGGCTTAAGCTATCTGCAATGTAATATATAAATAACCAACCTATGAATATGCAAAAGGAAGTAATGTATGCTGGATCTTTATCTACAAGATTACCGTAGAAAGCTCCCCGTAATTCAGGTAAAGCAACCTGCATGGATATACTTATGCCTATTACAGCTAGGAGTGCCAGTATTAGTAGATTTAGCTTTGTTTTACTCATACTCATCCCCACTGAACTTTACAGGTATTTAATATGCTCTTAAATCAATTATAGGTTTACTAACTGCCTCTGATAGCATTTTAACTACATTATTCACATCTGTCATGTTGCTATACTCTTTTATATCCTCAGCTAACCAATCACCTAGGTCAAAGTCACAGAAACTAAATTTACCTGATATATTATAAGCTTCTATGAACTTATATCCAGTTTTAGTGCGCCCTACCCTGATGTCCATAGCCCCATCAGATACTCCGTTTACATTTGTTTTTAGTCTTCTTTTTACCATGGTTAAATCCCAAGTATAGTTATTACAATTTTAAATATTACATGCCCAAGGAACAAGCCAAAAATAAACATAACAAAGTTATCTGTTTTAGGCGCCTTTCTGTTCTGTAAGAGTAGTGATATTCTCATTAGACCAAACAGAGATAATATTTTATCTATAATCTTCATATAATTATTTACCAAGTATACTAGTTTTCCTAATCCTATCTTTTTCTGCGGCTATTTCTTTCTTTATATCAACCATCCTAGCTGCTACGGTATCGTAGTCTTCCCTTACCTCGTCATACTTAGCCCCAAGTGAATTTATACTTTCAACTATATTTTTAAGTTCTTTAGAATTATTAGCCTTATCATTACGATCTTTTTTCATTGACAGTAGTTGGGCTCTGTAATTTCTAAGTATTACTGAATATGCCTCTGATTCCGCTGCCAACTGCCTATATTCTTCCTCCAACGCACTTATATTAAGATTGCTGCTGCCATCTAAGGTATTAATAAATACCTCCTGCTCATACATGTCGTCCAATATGGCTGTTATAAGTGGGAACTTTAATCCCCTAGCCCCTGTATTGGTTTTCATTGAGTGATTAATGGCCACACTCTTCATTTCACTGGTTATGGATACCTTTGCTTCCTTAGCTAGGTTATATATACCTGCTGCGACTAGATGTTCTCCGTCCAATATCTCCACAAGTTGTTCCTCAGTAAGTCTACTAAGTTCTCCTATAAATGATATACGGCCAGCTAGTTGTGAGGCCATTCCAATCTTAGTAAGCTTTTCAATTACAGATAGGTCATGGTTTAAGTCCTCCTTCAATTCCTTACCAAATCCTATAGTAGACCTAAAGTTATCTTTTCTAAGTTCTGGAAAGTTACCAGCAAGCACAAACATAGCCCTACTTAAATCCATTGGAGCTTTTTGTTGGCTAGTGCGGGTACCACTTTCCCCTAAATCTAATACACCAGTTTCTATAAGCTTTAAAAATTCATATTGTACCGATCTTTTAAATGATTTTACATCGTGCTCAGATTCATTACCTATAATCTTATCAAATTCATCACAGAATATTATAACGTGGCCTGCTTTATCTGTAGTATTATTTTCAATAATATATTCCATTTCCCTATATAACATCTCAGACAATGTAGTACCTACATATCCAGCGGGTGTAACTACCGACATATCTACCGTTATCATAGGCCATAAATATTCTTCACTTAGTGCAGTGACTAACTCAGTTTTACCAGAACCTGTGGCTCCAGTAAGTAATATATGTGGGTGTATATACTGCTTTCTTGGAATATGTGAGTGCTTATGTTCTGTGATATACTGATATACATGTAACCAAAATGCTTTAGCAAGTTCTTTCTTGGCTTGCTCTTGCCCTATTACATAGTTATCTAATGATTGTTTTATGTCTGAAATTTTAAGTGTAGTTTCTATCATAAATTCACCTATTTAATACAAACTTTAACGGAAGTTATTCCCCCATCCTTATAATCTAATTGTACTGCTGCTTGATATGATAAGTCAATAGTTCTTTTATATTTTTTTGTAAAAGATCCTGTATCATTTATCTTGACAATTACTTTTTTATTATTTTTTAGATTAGTTACTTCAACCACTGTGCCCATCGGTAATCTGTTATGTGCGGCAGTAAGTTTATACATATCATATACTTCCCCGCTTTTAGTTATTCGTCCATGAAAAGGCTTACCATACCAAGAAGCTATACCAACCTCACAGGTAGTAGCTCGCTCCTTGTCGGGAATGGCGATTGCCTGACCTGTGAGGCAGATATAACAAATTAGTATGGTAAGTATTTGTCTCATTCGCATCTCCACTTATATGTTATTCTATAAGTATTACACATATCTAACTAAAGTTCAAGAACTATTATGGAAATAATAAATAATAATAAAAACCATAGCTCAAATGGTGTCATTAACTTTTCTTATATATTAATATATCACCACCATCGCCGCACCCAGCATTATATTTAGCTGTTTGATTTAATATCGTATTAGCAAACTTAGCAAAATCCTGTTGACTTTTTACTTTTTTTAATGAACCAGTATCTCTCAGTGTATGGAATGTATTTCTAGCAACAGATGATCCGCATCCAATGAAAAAGTTATTGGTTACTTGTTCTATAATTATTGCAGATCCAGTAAGTGATACTGAGAATGTCTGCTTAACCTTTGGGAATGATATTAATATACTAACCTCAACTTTTCTGTCGTTAGGGATTGGCTGCATGATCTCAGCCATAAAAGATTCTAGTGCTCCCTCATATCCATCAGTTGCTGGTGTATATTTAAACTTCTTCCTAAAGGCTTTAATAACTAAGGCACAGATATCCCCAGTACCTGCGGCACCTATAAATAGATCCTCACCCTCGAATATCTTTGGCTCATTCATTGGTACGATTGATAGGTCTGACTCACAGCTTCTTCTGTCTGAAGCCATGAGCAGCATATCCTTGTGTTGCAGCGTAAATATTATTGTCATATCTATATACCAATTTTATTAAGTACTTCGTCACATTTAAGATAGAATTCCTCTACTGTTCCGGTATTTTCAATAGTAAAATCAGCAACAAATGTATCTAATTCTAACTCTGATCTATCGGTTTGATTTGTTATTTTTCCTCTAGATTGCCTAATTTCTTCTGGACAATTAACCCTTACCGTATATATAATGTTTTTTGTATCTTTGTGTACAGCATCTAGCTCTTCATAGAATCTAAAATCTGGTATAACTAAATTACCATCAGTTTTTAGTGCTTCTCTAACAAAGTAAGCTTTATCGGTTGTTTTTCTCATTTCCGCCCAAGATATAAGTAGGTTCCTGTACTGGGCTGTAGTGTTTTTTAGGTGTTCCAATTCCTCTAGTGAAATCTTAAGTGCTTCGGATACCTGTTTTTTTATTGTTAGTGCAAATGGCGATATCTTAAATCCCACGGTAGCGGCTACTTTGGCAAATGTATCCTTACCGCTTCTCTGCTTACCACTTACTAATATTATTTTTCTACTCAGTTTTTCCATGTTATAACCCCCTTAATTGACATTACGATTGTTACAATATTTAATATACTAACAATAATCTGAAAAGTCAGTATGGAGTATATTAGTAAAACTACTGACCCAATTATGCTTAATGTAAGAGAAATGACCATTTTATCCTTAAAGAATGTTCTGAAATATAATGATCCCAGTAGTGTACCTACACCTATAGATTGAAGTATAATTGATAGTAGTGATGTTGTTAGCATATTATCTATCGTCCCCACTACCTTTAATTTTATTTCGTTTTTTCCTAGAAAAAAGCTTTTCCATATTATATAGAGCTACCTCATCTAGGCTAAGATCAAAGTCTTTGGCTATTACAGCTACGTGCCATAATATGTCCCCAAGTTCCCCCTTTATTTTATCATGATCCAGCTCTGTCTTATCACGTATACCTTTTGCTATTATTCCAGTAAGCTCACCAACTTCGCTAGTAATATTGATAATAGCGTATGCTGCACTTGCTGTATTCAATCTGGTAGATAGTGCTATTTTTTGATATTCATTCATTTCCATATATATTTACCTCTCAATATGTGTAGATATACCTAGCTCTATGGCCCTGTCTGCTGAGATGATTACATCGTCTTTAAAATCAGCAAACAGTTCTTTTTGTACTTCTTGTTCTGTCCAAGTTCTTTTCCCGAGTTTATTTAACTGAATAGTTACCTGTCTAACCATTTCGTCATTTAATTTTTTTAGTGACATGTACGCTGAATTTATTGTGTGCCTTACTCCAGCTAAACCAGTAGCTGGGTCTTGAATAAATATACCTATAGTACTTAGCGCATACACATCCTCTACTGAATCAACTTTTCCAGTTATAATATATTTATCAAATTTACCTGAATCTATAAATTCTTTAGCGTGACCTAATGTAGCCTGCGTTAATCCATACCCACCAAAATGCGCTCCATGCAATACTATTGTTGCAGTAGGGCTCATTATTCTAATATCACCTTGCATGAAAAGTATTGCTCCAGCGGAGGCAGCTAAGGAATCAACCTTTGTAACTACCTTAGTTCCATTACTTTTCATCTCTGATATAGTTTGCACCATCTTTAATGCAGCAGACCCACTACCTCCAGGACTATCTATCAAAAGAACATGCTCTTGGTAGTTAAAAAATCTTGAAATATATGTATCTGCGTTAAACATCTCACTACTATTAGATGATACTGGTCCTATATTTGTAGTATTATCCGCGAAGGTGCCTACAATAAGTGCTAGTCCCAGTAAAATTTGTATCCCAAATAGATTTTTAATAATTCTAAATATCATATTACCCTCATTTAATTAATTCACCTTTATTCCATTTACCGCATATCTTGCAATATAGCCTTCTGTAGATTCTAGTAAGAGTTCTTATAGTTCCTCTGAATTCAAGATTCTTACTTCCACATGAGCTACAGTGCATGTGCGCATTATCATATAATAATTTAACATTTGAATAGGGTAGAAGATCTTTAAAAACCTTCTCTAGTACAACAATATCCTGTGCGTTGTACTTGCCCATCTTATCAATAGCCGATTGCTTTCCATCCATACAGTCTTGCCATAACTTCCAACTAGTTGTAGCTTTACCTTTATGCCCTCTAATTTTAGCTAAATGATCTAACCTATTACTCCATCTATTTAATATAGTGGATTTACACATTTTAAATGTGTCCAGGTTTTTAGATGTTGGGATCGGTGGAAGTTTGTGTGCATACAGTCTACCATTAAAGAATGGTAAATCAAACTTGTCCCCATAGTGTGCTACTATATAGTCGGCCTTTTCAATCACCTTACTAAACTTCTTTAGGACATTGCGGTCATCCCTAACTGAACTAGCCTTTACGGATAGAACTGTTGGTTTTCCTTTTTCTCCAAACCACCTATAGGCTATAGTTACTATAGAAGAGTATTCTACAATCTTACTTTCTACGGGCTTAATTATTTGCCAAGGATTCCAGCAATACGCCTCTATTTTATGTGGTAATATCTCAATATCCCAAATTAATATCTTTAATTTCTTACTCACTATAATACCTCATCAATATTTCTTTCTGCTGGTACTAATATGCATCCATTCGGAGAATTAAACCCAAAGGTTCTACCATTAGCTCCGCGCTGCCTACTCTTTTCTACATGCACAATGATTGTTCCTGGTACATCTTGGAAAACTTTTCTTTCTTTATCATCCCTAGCTTTCTCTTTATTCCAAATTTTTAGGTGCAATGCTGAGGTGTTTTCAAGATCCTTAGATTCCCTAACCTGATCTGTGTATGGGCTATCGCCAGCGGTAAGTTGTGAGCCACCTACAATAAGCTGCCCATTCTTGTTTGCAGTAGATCTCAGTAACTCAATCATATCCTTTAACTTCTCATATCTTGCCTTAGTACTACCATCAAGTGGAATGATCTGTAAATAATCAATGAATACTACTAAATTTTTACCGCATCTATTCATTATATCAATAATCTCAGACATTGCTACATCACTATCGGCTACTCTAAGCTTTCTTGTAAGTAATAAATCATAGTATTGCTTGGCTGCTGGTGTTGATAAGTCTTTTAGACAATTGTTGAAATATACATCATCTAACCACCCACTATCTGAGTGTGTTGTGCCATCTAAAGTTTTAACCATCCGTAAATTTAGTTCCTGTACTGGGAATTCTAGGGTTAGGTATAGCACTGTCTTATCTGTATTTTTAGCTATATTCAGCGCTGTATTTATCATCCAGGCGGTCTTACCGTGGTTTGTCCTACCTGATACTACAACAACCCCAGTTTGTGGCATCTGAACCCTTTTATCCATAGATGGAAATCCAAATGGAATATACTCTATTTTCTCTTTATGTAGCTCTTGTAGTTGTGTTGGATCAAATTCTCCTTTAAATCTATCTTTTATTACTGGTTTTTTATTTAAAAGTATTTTTTTAATTAATTCTTTATTTGCTTCAAGGTTTACTTCAATTAGGTCTGCCAAATCCTCACTTTCCTGAAGCTTACTTACATCACATATAAATACATCTTTTGAGTTAATTAGATTAGCCACTGAGTTCATTGCCTCTATCCCAGCCGCATCATTATCTGGCCACAATATAACCCTTCTATTAGTAAGAAGATCCCAGTCACCAGAGGCTACATTCTTTGCCCCACCCTTCCATGTTACAACGTCAAAATTTGTAAATAGTTTTGCGGCTGATTCAGCAGTTTTTTCACCCTCAACTACCAGTACAGTGCGCCCTTCTTTCATTAGTTCACTCCTATATAAGGATTTTCCTCTCCATCCAGACATAATCCAACCATCTTCGGTATATATGAATGGTCGTATAACCTTATCTTCACCATTTCCTTTTCTATAAATCAATCCTATATGCTTTTTATCAACATAATATTTATACCAAATACATTCTTTATCTTCAAATGGAAGTTTACCTGGTGGTATCTCAATAGCCTCTTTTATTACTACCTGAGATACATCCTCACTGTGCTCAGTTATAATATCATTATGGATAAATTCTTTCCACCCACAGTGATGACATAAATATGAAACCCCTGTATCAAACTGTAGCGCTGTACAGCATGGAGCTGAACTTTTCTTTCTCTCACCTGAACATTTGGGACATCTAATTATGTACTTCTTCACGATCCCCCCACTCTTTTCTCAGTTGTTTTTGAATAACTACTCCATCCATTATAGGTGATTGGTCTGCAAATGTATCTCCAACAGTAACCTCAGACCTACTTGGAACCTCCAATTGTATGACGTTCTCCATAACCTCTTTTAATTGTAGCACACTTTCCACATTATTGCAAGAAATAGTTATCTCATCATGGATTGGGTACCCAATTTTTATACCTCTTCTATATGCTTCTACCATGGCCAGCATTGTCTGATCTGCACTACTTCCCTGAATAAGTTTATTAATAGCTTTGTAGCTCCAATCCTGAACCTTATCACCAACTTTCATACTTGGATCTTTATATAGTTTTCTTTTTGCTAAAGTCTTAATATAACCATTTTTCAGTATTTGGCGCTTACATGCATCAGTTAATTCTTTTAAATATGGGGCTTTTTCGTGGTAAAGTTCCTTATAATATATTGCCTGACTGTATTGTAGACCTAAACTAGCGGCTAACTTATCAGTACCCATACCGTAGGACAAACCTAGGTTAATTGTCTTAGCTTTCTTTCTATCCACTTCCATCATGTTTGCTACATATTGGTGCATATCAAATTCTGGGTCATTCCTCCACTCAAATGCCATTAACTGACCGCTCTCAGACCCTATCCTAGACGCAAAATGTACCTGCATACGTGGTTCTTGTGAGGAAAAATCTAGGCAATACCAACTTTCACCTTGTTCTGGTATAAACATGCCCCTTACTAGTAACTTACCTAATTCATTGTGTTTTGGTATCTGCTGTATATTTAGGTTACTGCTTGAAAACCTTCCTGTGGCGGTGGCTCCAAAGATATGCAGTTCTGGGTGAATTCTGGCCTCAGGTAATAGTTCTAAAGTACCTTCATCGCAACTGTATATTTTCTTTAACATCTCTATTGTTGAGTCTATAAATGCTGTCTTTAATTTCTGTAGTGTTTTATACTTCCCTAACTCTATGAACAGTGGGTGTGTTAGTGTGGCACATGATTTTTTATTAAATGATGGGTTACCTTTATCTGTTGTTGGCGGTTCTATGCCAAGTTTAGTACATACTTCACCTAGTTGTTTGCTACTGTTTGGATTCTTACCGCAAAGATAGATGTCCATCTTTTCTTTTGATTCCTTACTAAGAAAAGATATTCTATCTCGCGACTTGAGCAGGTTTGGTATACTAATTAACACCCCCCTATGCCTTATATCTATCACGCATTTAATTAAATCTGATAACCATGGATACTCATTAGAACTTACCTTATTATATAAGTCTCTGGTAAGTTTTATGTCTTGTTTGGCATATTTAATTACCGCATCTGGATATTGTGTAAATAATACGTCCATGTTCTTCTTAGCTACTTTTTCAGCATCCTGCGCCTTACTCTTCACTAGCCCTAAAGATTTAGCTAATTCCCCAAGTTCACTATTTAATTTCTTTTCACCTAGCCACTTTGATGATAAGAAGTCTAGGCTATATGAGTGAAATCCATTATAGAACAGTTTACTTAGTAGTAGTGTACATGATATTATTTTAGTGTTATATGGTATGTTAAGCATTTTTAATATTCCAATATCATAGTTTGCATTATGGCAAATTATTTCACTGGAGTTATTAACTAGACTTTCAAGTAGTGCTATATCATGTGACCAATTAACCTCACTATCATCAACTGCGTAGGCATATCCTAGTATTTCTAATTTATCCTTATAGCACCATCCTGATCCTAGGGATTCCTGTATTGCCATGTCTTTTGTTTCAAAATCTAAGAATAATTTAGACATTATCTGCTCAAATAGAGGTTTATTAATTTATACCACTCACTTTTAAAAAATTTTTCGGCATCTTCTTTATATGCTTTTTTCTTAAGGTCTTCCTTAGCCATGCTTACTATCGCTACCAGTAGTTTCTCAATACCTAAAATATCTGTTTCCATACCTTACCTAATTCTTTTACCATTTCTTTTTTAGCCACTTGATTTACTTTATATGCTGTATTAGCATTAAAACATTCCCAAAATCTATTGACCTCAGTAGTTACAAGGTCGTTAACTTTTTTAGATAGAACAACCCCAAATACCATCGACTCTAAGTCATCAATAGGGATTGGAGCTACTGCTAACAGTCCATGAGTGTGGTTTGAACATATAAGCTCTACCTGTAGTTGTAATAGGTAGTTAAGTGGAGGGGATACCTGCCAAGTTTCATACTTATCTTTGGAAGTAGTCTTAATTTCTACGACAACAGGCTTACCTTTATACCTACCCACTGCATCTAAACTACACCCTAATTTATCTTTAGATAAAAAGGATACTTTTCCAAATGGGGCTGCTGGCTCTATATCAAATCCATTTTCTATGCATAGTTGAATTACTGCTGGCTCAAAAACTCTACCTTTTTTAAGATGTATATTATCCTGCATTACGTCAGGTTTACCAGATTTCTCCCTCATTATGGAGGGTACTGATTTGTAGCTATTTAAACCAAACAAGGACGAAACCTCTGTACCAGTAACTACCTTTTGCCTAGCTTCAAACCACTCTTTGCTTCTGGCCTCATAGATCATATACACCAATATTTAATTGTTTAAATCTTTTAATCTGGCCTTAAATATTTTAATCATACTCTTTGTAGTTTCATTAAGTTCTATTATATCAATATCCCTCCCTGCGACGGTTGCATTATGTGTGGAAATTTCTGTTGCCCTATTTATTAAATTCTGTAGTACTATTAGTTTATCTTTATCTTGCATAACTACCGCTTTTTGTTTTCTTTATTGCTTTTATGCTTATGACATGGTTTGCATAACAACTGAAGTCCGGTTTTATTGCAAAATAATCGTTCGATAAAACCATTCCAGTCGTCAAATCCTGTGACAGGTATTACTGGCTTCTTATGATCTATGTGGAAGTCTCTGCTACCAACTTGCTGTTTACATTTTACACACATATACTTTCCTCTATCAACCCTCGATTCCTTTATTACCTCAAACCTAGCTAACCACCTGAGTGAGGCTCTTCTAAGTAGGGCAATTATTATACTACGTTCTTTTACCGTAAATGACATATTCTCCTAGAAATCTAAGTCTTCATTGATAGTGGATTTTTTAGATACAGCTTTCTTTACTGGTGCTACTGATTCTTCATCATCCAGCGTTTTAACTGGTACAAATGTATAATCATATAGATCACCGTCTACTGCCCCAACGTCTTTTATACCATCAAACTGCAGTCTTGTGTGGTTTTTAGCTACACTTATAAGATTACCGGTTTCTTTGTCTTTAAATGTGTGTTTATGTTTTGCTGCATCATAGCCTAATATGGCGGTAAACTTAAATTTTCTACCTGTTGATGGCTCTAGCATATCACCTACAATTAAATCATATTCCTTCCCATCTTTGCCTTTTCTAAATTTTCTAACCGCGGATAGGTTTCCTATTACTGGCTTCTTCTTAAAAGTTTTATTATCTGTCATATTATTCAACCTCTTTAACTGTAATTATTTGGTATGATGATTTAAATGTTGGATTTGTTTCTGTGGCCTCAAAATTTAACCTTGATACAAGCTCTACTGATTTTTTCACGTCCCTAGCATCCTTCAATGTATCAAAAGCAGCTATCGTAGTTATAGATCTTTTAAGTAACGCCTCTTCTACTGTACTAAAGTTTCCTGTGTTTAATAAAAAATATTTACTCATATTCTTCTCCATTTTCTATTGCTTGTTTTATTCTATCATAATCTTCATTAGTTGTCAATAAAATTTTTACTGTGTGTACCTTTTCTGTAGCATTTTTATCTACCTTTTGCTGTGCCAACCCTATATCCTCTACACGTTTGAGGGCTTTTGTATACTCATCAAGACCTAATGTAAGTTTACTTATGTTCTGTAGGGCTAATTGTCTAAATTTTGTAACATCACCTTCAGCTTGTCCAAATAACTCAAGTAAAAGTCTGTCATCTTTATTTACACCTTGATCAACAACTTCTTTTTTTGGTCTACCTTTTGGATTTCCACTTATACCCTTCACAAACTTACCTTTATCTCTAATCATTTCCTCTTTTACATGATTAGATAGTATTGCGCCTTCCTCCGGAAGTCTGGCTGCACTACCCCTCTTTTTATTTTGTTCCTCTGTTATAATCTGTAAGTTCTCTGGTACGTGTAATCCACCAACAGCTAGGGGTATAATATGATCAACCTGGTACTTTATTCCTGTAGATTGGGACATTTGTCTAGCCACAAGATACATCTTTGCCATTAAGGCTCTGTCGTCTTTAGATAGTGACGCTGGTGTAGCATCTTTTATCTTATCCCTTCTGTACTTAGATTTTTCAGCATCATTTTTATGTTTTCTATCATCATTCATGCTCTAAACCCACCAATTTTATTATACTCATTCCTATATATTATAACATATTCTGCCATAATGTCAACCTGTTTCTTTGTCATGCGGCTATCTGGCTTTATTTCATCAAACATTTCTTCTGTAATGAAAATATTATATTCGGCAACCCTTCTGGATATAATTTCTTTAGGCTTAACCCACCTTAATAATTCTTTTGCCACATCATCTGTAAACCCCTGCCTAAGTTTTCTACATAGTGTACTATCTAAAAATGCCTTCTTACCTACATTAAACATAAATGATATGAGCGCATCATACTCTGGTTGTGTAAGTTTAACGTCCGACTCATCCATAACTTTATTAAGAGCGCCCTCAAATATTTCTAAATCTTTTTCTTTTAGTGCGTATATTTCAGCATCAGACAATCTTGCAGTTAAAAGGTGTTTTTCGTGCGGTAGTATTACATGCCCAATACCTATAGTAAGAATTCCCTTAGTATCTCTATATGCTTTTGGGCGTTTACCTTCAAATACCTCAAGTACTTTTAACATGGCTTTAGATATCTTCATATTATCCTCTCACAGCTATATAACCATCTAGTACAGTATTATCTTTTACTACTCCATTACCACATATATCCGCACGTCCACCTACTACTCCACGATCTTGTACTACTGCATGATCTTGTACTACTCCCCTACCGCATACTAATGCTTTATCGGATACTACAGCATTATCTTTTACTACAGCATGACCTCGTACTGTTGCGTCATCGGATACTACAGCATTATCTTTTACTACAGCATGACCTCGTACTGTTGCGTCATCGGATACTACAGCATTATCTTTTACTACAGCATGATCCCATACTCTTGCACGATCTTGTATCTTAGCATTGCCATGTATTGATGCTTCATCACATACTACAGCATGATCTTTTATTAATGCAATACCAGATACTGTTGCATATTCACGTATTACAGCATTATCTTTTACTACTGCCATATCCTTTACTATAGCATTATCATGTACACCAGCATTATCTCTAATAGTGGCATTATCTCGTATAACAGCTTCATCCCATATTAAAGCATTATCACTTATCTTAGCATTACCCACTACAATTGCGTCCTGGTGTACAAAACACTTTCCTTCGTGTGATAGATTATGTTCAGCTTCTATAAATCCACCTAGTAAACCATCAGATAATCTTTTAATACGGTATATTTTCACACCTTTGAAATATATAGTTTCATCTGTTAATATATATTTTTTCATATTACCCTCTTACAATTTTATAACCACCTAGTACAGTATCATCTTTTACTACTCCCTTACCATATACTAATGCATTACCAGATACTACAGCATTATCTTTTACTACAGCATAACCCCGTACTGTTGCACATTCGAGTATTACAGCATCATGTAGTATCTTAGCATGACCTCCTACTATAGCATCACCACGTACCACAGCATTACCTAGTACATGCGCACAATCAGATACTGCTGCAGTATCTTGTATCCTAGCATTATTTAGTATAACAGCTCTATCCCATATTAAAGCATTATCACTTATCTTAGCATTACCCATTACAATTGCTTCATCATGTACAAAACAATCTCCTTCTTGGGATAGATTACGTTCAGATTCTATAAATCCACCTAGTAAACCATCAGATAATCTTTTAATACGGTGTACTGTTACACCTCCGAAGTATCTAGTTTCATCTGTCAGTATATATTTTTTCATATTATCCTCTTACAATTATATAACCATCTAGTACAGAATGATGTCTAACAACGGCGCTACCACATACTACAACATCGCCACATACTATCGCATTATCTCGTATAATAGCATTATCCTCTACCCTAGAATGATCTTGTACAGTAGCATTACCTAGTACCTTTGCTTCATCATATATAAAACAATCTCCTTTTTGAGATAGGTTATGTTCAGATTCTACAAATCCACCTAGTAAACCATCGGATAATCTTTTAATACGGTGTAACGTTTTATCTTCGAAAGATATAGTTTCATCTGTCAGTATATATTTTCTCACATTATCCTTTGTACGTATATAACTATCTAGTGCAGTATTATCTCTAACAATGGCATTACCTTGTACTACAGCATATTGACGTACAATAGCATTACCTTCTATTATCGCCCCATCCCGTATTACAGCATTGTCTAATACCCTAGCACTATCTTTTACAGAAGTAAAATCTTTTATAATAGCATTATCTAGTATAATAGCATTACCTCTTACTACAGCATAATCACGTACCGTAGCATCATCTAATACAGTAGCATTATCTACTACCTTTGCTTCATCATATACAAAACAATCTCCTTTTTGAGATAGGTTATGTTCAGATTCTACAAATCCACCTAGTAAACCATCGGATAATCTTTTAATACGGTGTAGTGTTACACCTTCGAAAGATCTAGTTTCATCTGTTAGTATATATTTTTTCGTATTATCCTCTATAATTAATTTTTTCATATTACCCCCTGTAATTATCATCATAGGCCATGTTTCCTACGATGTCATCTGTTGCTCTTAAACTTTCATATAAGTTGTCTAGGTCTTCCTCGTATATTGGTCTGTCTAAGTCATGTACAAGTTTCTGTAATTCATCCCTCGTTATCTCTGACAGCACCAAACTTCCTTTACTAGATGTTATGGACACAGAAAATGTTCCATCTTTATGATCTATGTATTTTACATTAATTGACATATATTACCTCGGCAATAAAATTAAAATAAACGCTATCATAATAATTAACTGTTCCATATTCTATTAACGTAATTGTCATTAGTACCAACAAAGCTTAGATTATACACATCATTGTACATTAGGCCGGTACATGTAAGCTCGCTGTTAATTATATTAGTTAGCAGTACACGATTACCATGTAAGTTTACGCGAATCTCTTTAATATAATTAGGTAATTCTGTATATATTGTTTGCATAAAACCCTCCTATATTTATAGTATCGCATGCATTTTAGCCTATGTCAATACTTTTCTTTGTAATTTCGAATGTATTTCTATCAATTATCATATATTCATATTTTTCTAGCCCAATCATCCCATCAATATGCTGTAGTACATCGCCAGGATTAAATTCTTTGCAGCTATATACATCTAACATCATTAACTTAGCATTATCCCAAATATGGAAGGCTATGTGTGAGGTGGCCAGATTTATGCTTCCAGTAAATCCCTCGTTCCCCGACTCGGCCACATATACAGCCTGTGGTTCGGTTACTGGTACCATTCCTATTCTCTTTACTAAAGAAGCCAGGAATTTTTTTGCGTAGCCAGCGTCAGTGAGGGGCTTATATATCTCTGCTTTCACAATCATGTGTTTATGTATTGGTACGAACATCGCTATTTTCTCCTATATATCAGTGTTGCAAATAAACCATTTGTTATTCCAATAAATATTCCATAGATTACTGAGCTAACAAACAGATTATCTATAAATACTGTAAGTAAAATTTCCCGTAATGTAGATAGCGGCATAACAGTGTCTATAAGAAATGCTCCGAATATTAGGAACAATGCAGTCTGTAGGCCTATTAGTATGCTTATTAAAAATATGTGCCTCATATATTACCTTGAATTTGCTGTTTGGTAGGCCAACTTCCTAACATAGTCTGGGAGTGTGTCATCAACTCCACATGTTAATGAATTATTGTAGCTGTTTAAAAATATACCTTTTATTTTCCACCTTAAGTCAGTATTGTTTGGGTGTGGTATGTATATTGGTTGAAACATTTTCATATAATTATACCCATTAATGTTATTAAAACAACTAATGCTAGCCATAGTTGTATATTTGCTGTTCTATAGTAGCTTTCTGCATTAACGTCATCCGTGAGAAATTTATAGCTTAGATAACCACAATTTATTAATAGGCCTAATCCAAATAAATATAGTAGTGTGTATAACATATATTACCTATTAATTAAATTCCTAGTGTACATATTTATTCCTCCTCATCTGATTCATATAATGGTCGGCCATTTAATCCATCGGCCAATAATTCCTCATCATCAAATTCTTCATCTGATTGACATAAGAAGCAGCAACAATGTTTTTCATGTATGCCCATACATTACCTCATATTTCCTGCCATAAATACTATGATTCCGAAAACTACTATTGCAAAACCTGTTAACATAAACTACCTTTAATTCGTTCCATGATTATAGAATAACATGATTTCTACCTGAAATCAAGTATTATTTACATTAAAACTTATCCTTTATAATTTTAATTACTTCTTTTACCTTATTTACTGTTCCAACTACCTTTTTAACTACCAGGTCTTTGTTTAAAAATAAAGCTACGCCTACTGCAATTGCTACTATTGTTGTTATCATTTTCTACTCTCCTACATTAATGTTTGGCGATGTGCCTAACCTTTATTATACTGTAGTGTGTTGGGCATGTCAACAACTATTTTACATAAAATAGTAAATATTTATTTGACATGATTGTGTATATATGTCATCATTAAAGTATGGGGGAAATTTAAATTACTAATATGTTACACAAATTAAAACATTCACCATTCTTATTAGCAGCCATAGGCGGTTTGATAATAACATTAGCTGATATCTTATGGTTAGGTGGTGAGCTTAGCTTAAATGCTGGGTTAATAACTGAACATTTCTACTTATATTGGAGATTATTTGTTGTATTAGGTGGATTAGTAATAGGGTTTTGTGTTGTAGTAGTATCGTGTTTAGTATATGTTAGAGACAGATATTTAAAATTAGATCAAGTGCAACATTTAAAATCATGTATTGAAGAAAGAAGCCAACAAAAACGTAATAATATATTTAAAAGGTAATTTATGGAAATGATATTAATACTAACATTGCTAGGGGTTTATATGATGCCAATTGTAATATTATACGCATTAAAAAGAATTTATCTTAGACAGTTTAAAGACAATGTTCGTAAACATAGAAATAAAAGGTAATTATGGATATACATGAGGCGTCAGGGTATTTATATGCCCAACTAAAGCGAAAGGGTGAACAACTCCACATCTTCACCATCATATCTGGGTATGAAGTTGCTGGATTTCATATACAGATTAGGATAGGAAGCAATGTTATTGTAAATAGGAAATATGTTGAGCACATAACATCTAAAGATGATATAGACGACATTATAGATGATGTTACCAACAGAAGATTGTTACAGTTATTGGGGATTGATTAGTATGGCAATACATAAATATGAATTCAATGCATCTGAGAAGAAGACAAGAATTAGATTATTAGTAGCCACATATTGTTACGAGATACTAGACAATCCTGTAATAAGTGACGCTAAGTGGGATGAGTTAGCTAAGTTAGTTGACTTAAATGCTACTACTGATAATGAAGGACTTGATCAATGGTTTAAGGAACATTTCTCTCCACACACAGGACAGTGGATATATAAACTTCCGCCGGATTATCTAGAAAAAATACGGACATTAGCCAAACAATTAACAGCCATTAATTAATTAAATACAGGAATCATATCAGATATATATCAGAATGTTTCGCCCCCTAATTAGTATTCAATGCATAGAAGACCTTGGTTGGTGCAGTAGTCACAGTATAATGGCTTACAGCCTGCATTGGTGCTGCATGAGCACGTTAATAGGTTTCACATGTTTACTAGTGTAATACTAATGAATAATAGTGAATAATAGTGAATACTTTAAAATTTCCTTCACTGTGTACATTGTTTCCATAAAATGTTTTCAGGATTGCATACATTTATGGGGGTAGGGTACCCCAAAAGGGGTGCAGTAAAAGAAGTAATTAAAATTATAAAGGATAAGTTTTAATGTAAATAATACTTGATTTCAGGTAGAAATCATGTTATTCTATAATCATGGAACGAATTAAAGGTAGTTCATGTTAACAGGTTTTGCAATAGTAGTTTTCTGCA